CTGGTTCATTCTATTATTTATTCCCATCTTCGGCAACCGAAAAGGGAGTTCCTTCAACTACATCTCAATTAGACCCAACTGTTGATGGTATCAGATATGCTGGTAAATTATCAACTAAGGTAATTAAGAATGAAACGTTCTTACAACCATCGGCATCCGTATTAGTTGGAGCTGATTTGTTAGTTGGGAATAAAACAATGATTCAGAAAGAAACAATCGCATTCCTAAGTTCATCTTGGAGTGAGTTTGAATATAATGAAGCTAGTTGTAGTAGAGATATTGGATATATCATCGATGCAGTTAGAACGGATTTAGTTTATGGTGGAAATGAAAGAAGTGTTCAGGCTGGAACATTCTATTACTATATTCCTTCAGTAGCAACTACTGAACAAAAGCCACAAACAACTGATGGTATTGATTTTGCTAAAGGATTATCTGAAAAAGTAATCTTAAAAGAACAATTGATAAAAGCATCATTCCAAACTAGACAATCAGTTGATTATTTAAGAGCTAGTAAGAAAGAATTACAATCAATTGCAATTTCATATACAAATGGGGCATTTCCAAATTTCGAATATAACGAAGATAAGTGTTATAGAGATACTGGGTTTATCGTAGATGCAATCGCAACTGATTTATACTATGGTGGAAATGAAAGAAGTATTGCAGCTGCAGAATCATATTACACTGGTGTATATGGTTCAGCCGCAGAGGTAATTACCAACCAACAATATGAAACTGCAGATGTTAACCGATATTTACGAACTCAATTCCAACGAATTGTGAGAAACTCACCTTTAGAAGAATTTGGTTCATTAATTATTACAACTGGACATGATTTCTCATACGCTGGTGCTGGTGTAACTTATAAAGCATTACCTCCTAATCAGGGTGGTGCTGGTATACCTGACCCAACTAAAGAAATTACGGAAATAGCTGGTGGTAGAGTGTTCTTTACTTCAGGTAATGAACTTGGGGATTTTAGAATTGGTACGGGACTTGTAATTAATCAGGCAACTGGTACATTGCAGGGTAGAACATTCTCTCGTTCACTATTTTCATTAGTTACACCATTCTCTCTTGCATTGGAAGGGTAATAATTAAAAAGATAATATTTATATAGGAAAAAGACAATAAAATGGCAGATGTATTTGTACCGCTAAATGCGTTTAAATCGATTGTAACAACTCTGACCGGTGAAGATGATATTGTATATTCCACACCAAGTGGGGTTTCAACTATCGTTCTATCTGCTCAGATTACTAATAATAGTAATTCCAATACGGAAGAGGTTACTGTAAAATTAGATTCAAACCGGAAAATACCAGAACCACAATTACAAAATGTGGTAAATACTGGTAGTTTTTATAGTGCTTCGGCATTATTAGAAATTAATAGAACTTATATTGAAAAGGAAGCAGCAGCATACGTTGGGTTTCAAAACAATTTACAAGATATACCATTTTCATTTACATCATCCATATTTGAGGAAAGAATACATACTGCATTTGATGGTATTGTGTTTGATATCGAAAATGGTGGTACATTGAGAACGAAAAAAGCAGCATTATCATTTTATGATAAAAACGGAGTTAGTTTAATCATAGGTGATGCTCAATTGACATCATCATATGATGCTATCACTTACGCAAATACTCTAACCGAACAAATTTTACTAAATGAATCAGTAACTGGTTCGGCAGATGTACTTAGATTATATCAAACTACATTTACTCAATCATATGATGAAAGTATAGTTCCTGAAAGTGGTTCTATTTCGTTAATAACAGATTTACTTACAATAGTAGCAGATACTGTATATAACCCAACAAGAGTACCACAAGAAAAAATTGAATTTATTAGTAACTTTCCTATACCAAAGGGAGATTCACTATCACCCGTTGTGGCCGGAAAATTAGTATTAGAGCAGGATTTTGGGTTAGTATTTTCTGGTTCGGAGGATTTAAAAGTTGTACTTTCTATTTTGGAAAGTGCAAATGAATAATAGTTAAGTTGAAAAATAATAGATGAGTCAATTATTAAGCGGTAAGGTAAGAGTAGTTCGTCCGCAGGATGTATCGGATGATAGATATGAGTATTTATCGCTACAGGAAGCGGAACCTAATTTAGGTATTCCACTAAGTGGGAGTATCGCAAGTGGCTCGGTTGCACTTATTGCTTCAGATGTAGATGGAAATCGTTTATTTATCACTAAAATTCAATTAGAAGAATTTAGTGGTTCATTTAGTGGTTCATTTGCAGGTGATGGTTCCGAATTAAATAATCTACCTTTTTCAAGTCAATTAATAAGTGGGTCTGCATCCGCATCAATAGCACCAAACACTGGATTCTTAGTAAACGTATCTTCATCATTTGATGGTGATGTGGATGTGAATGGTGATGTTAGAGTTACTGGTGATTTATATGTAGATGATAGAATAGTAGCTAGGGAAATCTTAGTAGAAATAGTATCATCATCGATTATATTCTCATCTGGTTCAAATAAGTTTGGTAACACACCAGACGATTTGCAAGAATTTACTGGTTCAGTTGGAATGAATGGTTCGTTAAACGTAGAGGGTGATATCTCAACAACTAATGTAACCGCTTCAATCGTATCATCTTCACTTTTTATCGGAGATGGTAGCCAATTATTCAACCTACCAGCCGCAGAGCAATCATCAAGAATAGCAGATGGTGTAGTAAGTGCCTCAGTAGATAACGAAACCGGATTTATTGTAATATCAAAAGAAAGTGGTTCACAATTCACTGGTTCATTATTTGTAAGTGGTGGTATATCACTTGGAAGTGGTAGTGTATTTAGTGGTAGTGGAGCAAATCTATTTGATATACCAAAAGCAGCATTAACCCCTGATGCATTATTATCATCATTCATTACAAGCGGGTCTGTTACCGCATCTGTTGACCCTAACTTTGGATTCAAATTAGAGGGTACTGATAGAGCAGAATTTAGTTCATCACTTTTCGTAAGTGGTGGAGTTTCATTAGGAAGTGGTTCTACATTTAGTGGTAGTGGGGCAGATTTATTTGATATACCCCGCTCAGCACTTACACAAGACGCTTTATTATCCAATGTAATAGTAAGTGGTTCCGTAACCGCATCTGTTTCACCAAACGAGGGACTTGTGGTAACTTCAATCGAAAGTGGTTCAACATTCTTCGGAGATATAAAACTACAAAGCGGTTCATTTAGTGGTAGTGGAGCAAATTTATTTAACATACCCAGATCAGCAATAACTGAAGATGCTGATTTATCAACATTTATAACAAGTGGTAGTGTAACTGCTTCTGTAACACCTGATGATGGGTTTGTTGTAACTTCAATAGAAAGTGGTTCAACTTTCTTCGGGGATGTTAGAGTGGAAAGTGGTTCAACCTTTAGTGGTAGTGGAGCAAATTTATTCGATATACCTCGTTCAGCATTTACTGGAGATGCATTTAGAATTGCTAGTGGTAGTGTAACTGCTTCTGTAACACCTGAAAGTGGATTTGTAGTAACCGCATTAGAAAGTGGTTCTACGTTTTTTGGTGAAGTTAGAGTGGAAAGTGGGTCTGCTTTTAGTGGTAGTGGTGAAAATTTATTTAATATACCTCGTTCGGCACTTACACCTGATGCACTTCTATCAACTGAGTTAGTAAGTGGTAGTGTAACTGCGTCTGTAACACCTGATGATGGATTTGTTGTAACTTCTTTAGAAAGTGGTTCAAAATTCTTTGGTGATGTTGAATTATCATCTGGTTCGATATTTAGTGGTAGTGGTGAAAGGTTATTTGATATACCTCGTTCAGCACTTACTAAAGATGCATTATTATCAACTGAAATTGTTACTGGTTCAATTACAGCATCAGTAACACCTGAAGGTGGATTCGTAGTAACCTCTGTTGAAAGTGGTTCAACTTTCTTAGGAGAAGTTAGAGTAGAAAGTGGTTCATCATTTAGTGGTAGTGGTGCCAACTTATTCAATATACCTCGGTCAGCACTTACTGAAGATGCTGATTTATCAACATTTATTGTTAGTGGAAGTGTAACCGCTTCTGTAACACCTGAAGATGGATTTGTAGTAACTTCATTAGTAAGTGGTTCAACTTTCTTTGGAGATGTTAGAGTACAAAGTGGTTCATCATTTAGTGGTAGTGGAGCTAACTTAGAGGATATACCATTCTCAGCATTATCTGATGAAACGCAAGATGCATTTTTATCAACCTTTGCTGGAGATTCAAAAAGATTAATAACTGGTTCCATAGCGGTATCAGTTGATTTAAATAAAGGATTCGTAGTAAAATCCGCTGAAAGTGGTTCTGAGTTCACTGGTTCGGTTAATATTAGTGATTCAATATCAGCATCCTTATTTTTAGGAGATGGTGCTGGGTTGTTTAATATACCACAATCCGCTCTTACTGAAGATGCGGTTCGAATATCATCGGGTTCGGTTACCGCATCGGTTGATAGTGGTTTCGGATTTGTAGTTAACTCATCTGAATTCGGTTCAGTATTTAGTGGTTCACTAAATATTGATTCATCCGTAAGTGCTTCTGGATTCATAGGTAGTGGTAGGGATTTAACTGATATAGTAGCAGTTCAATTAGTTAGTGGAGCTGTAATTGCTAAAGTAACACCCGATAGTGGGTTTACAGTTGCATCCAATATCAATGGTTCTACATTTACTGGTTCAATTTTATCTACAACTTCTATAACTGCTGGTACCTTCGTATCGGCATCTAGTTTTAAAGGTAGTGGGGCTGAATTAACTGACATAGTAATTACTGAAATAGTAAGTGGAGCAGTTTCTGCTAATGTTGCACCTAATGAAGGATTTGTAGTAACATCTGCTGAGAGTGGTTCTACATTTGTTGGTAGTGTTGATATAGATGGTTTAGTTACTGTAACTAATTCAATTAACATAGCAGGTAACGTATCCTCATCTATGTTTACTGGTAGTGGGGCAGGGTTATTTGATATACCTCGTTCGGCACTTACTGAAGAAGCTTTACAAATAAGTGAAATTGTAAGTGGTAGTATAACTGCTTCTGTAACACCTGAAGGTGGATTTGTTGTAACCTCAGTAGAAAGCGGTTCAACATTTATTGGTGAGGTTAGTATGGATAACGTATTAACAATTAGTGATACTTTGGTAGTTGATGCTAGTACCATTACGGCGGGAGTTAATAAATTCTTTAGTGGTAGTGGAGCTGGGTTATTTGAAATACCCCGTTCAGCACTTACTGAAGATGCACTTTTATCGACAGAAATTGCTACTGGTTCTATAACGGCATCTGTAACACCTCAAGGTGGGTTCATTGTGACATCAATCGTTAGTGGTTCTACATTTAGTGGTTCTGTATTCTTATCATCTGGTTCATTCTTTAGTGGTAGTGGTGAAAAGTTATTTAATATACCAAAATCAGCAATATCTGATTTAGATACTTCATTAATATTTAGTGGTAGTGTATCCGCATCAGCTAGACCATCTACTGGTTTTACTGTTACTTCAATCGAAAGTGGTTCAACTTTCTTAGGAGAAGTTAGAGTAGAGAGTGGTTCATCATTTAGTGGTAGTGGTGAGAATTTATTCGATATACCAAAATCAGCAATATCTGATTTAGATAGTTCATTAATTTTTAGTGGAAGTGTAACCGCATCGGTTGAACCTACTGATGGATTTATTGTAACATCTATCGTAAGTGGTTCAACATTCTTTGGAGATATAAAATTACAAACTGGTTCATTTAGTGGTAGTGGTGCTAAACTATTTGATATACCAAGAACAGCATTAACCCCTGATGCATTAATTAGTACATTAATCACATCTGGTTCGGCAACGGCATCGATTTCACCAAACTTTGGGTTTGTTGTTAACACATCATCATCTATTGAAGGTGATTTAACTGTTGATAATGATTTATATGTTGGTGGAGCAATAAACGCAACTGAATTAAATGTAACATTCATAAACTCAGAAGTAATTTATTCTTCTGGTTCAAATCAATTTGGTGATAGTGTTACTGATAGACAAGAATTTACTGGTTCTATAAACGTTAGTGGTTCACTTAACGTTGATGATGGAATTATTAGTGGTGATGGTAGTGGTTTATTTAATATACCACAATCTGCATTAACTGAAGCAGCAACCTTAATAGCAAGTGGTAGTGTAACCGCATCGGTATCACCTGAAAGTGGATTCACAGTAGAATCTGAGGGAAGTGGTTCACAATTTACTGGTTCAGTTTCAATAACTGGTTCAGTTGATATTAGTAATGATTTAACTATAACTGGTGATTTGGTAGTTACAAACGATGTAACTGCAAATATAATAAACGCTGAACAATATAGTGGTTCATTCTTTAGTGGTAGTGGTAGAGATTTATTTGATATACCATTCTCTAATTTAACTGGAGATGCATTCCAAATTGTAAGTGGTTCAGTAACCGCATCTGTAGCACCTAATAAAGGATTCATAGTAACCTCAATTGATAGTGGTTCAACATTTACAGGTTCATTATTTATAAGTGGTGGAATAGAAATAAATAGTGGTTCATCATTTAGTGGTAGTGGTGAGAATTTATTCAACATACCTTTAGCAGCATTTACACCCGATGCGCAAGATGCAATTGATGCTATCTTATCTTTTGAAGCTGGTAGAATATCAACTGGTAGTGTAACTGCCTCGGTTGATGTAGAACGAGGATTTATTGTTGAATCCGTAATTAGTGGTTCGGAATTTACTGGTTCATTATTTATAAGTGGAGGGATTGAAATAAATAGTGGTTCTACATTTAGTGGTAGTGGTTCGGATTTATTTGATATACCACTTAGTGCACTTTCGCAGGAAGCTATTAACGCACTTATATCTACCGAAATAAAAAGTGGTAGTGTTACAGCTTCGGTTGCACCTGATACTGGATTCGTAGTAACTTCTATTGAAAGTGGTTCTACATTTACGGGTTCAGTTGATATTAGTGGTTCAATCTCAGCTTCATTATTTCAAGGAGATGGTAGTGGATTAACAAACATACAATTAGCAAACTTATCGTTAGAAATTAATAAAATAACATCTGGTTCTGTAACCGCATCGGTTGAACCAAATGAGGGATTTGTAGTAACATCATTAGATAGTGGTTCTACATTTACAGGCTCGGTTGATGTAAGTGGTTCATTTACTGTTGCTGGTGGGATTATAACTGGTGATGGTAGTGGTATTACAAATATTGATTTGGCTAACTTATCGATTGATGCATCCAGTATCTTTACGGGTTCAGTTACTGCATCTGTAAAAGAAGATGGCCGATTTATAGTTGAAGATTCCACAAACGGAGTTAAATCAGAATTTAGTGGTTCAGTATTTGTATCAGAATCTGTAATAGCTAGAGCATTTATAGGTGATGGTAGTCAAATTACAAATGTACAAGCCGCAGCATCTCCAAAGATAGCTAGTGGTTCTGCAACTGCATCGGTTGCGAGTGGGGAGTTCTTCATAGTTAATGCAGGTAGTGGTTCACAATTTACTGGTTCGGTAAACTTTAGTAGTTCTATATCGGCATCTTTGTATGAAGGTGATGGTGGTGGTTTATTCAATATTCCATTAGATGCACTTGAGGATTTAGAATTATCTTTAATTAATTCTGGGTCTGGATTCGCTGAAGTTGATCCTGAGAGATTATTAGTTAATGTTCCAATTACAGCATCTCGATATGATGGTGATGGTAGTGGATTATTTAATATACCAGCCGAATCATTACAAGATTTAAAATTAGATAAAATTGAAAGTGGTTCAGCTGAAGCAATTATTTCACCTGATAAAGGGTTAGTAATAAATGTAGGAGTTAGTGTATCTCAATCACTTAGTGTAAGTGGTGGGTTATTCATAACTGGTAGTGATGTTATTGCTGCAAGTGGTTCAACATTCATTGGTGATGGTAGTGGGTTAAGTAATATTAACATCGCTAACTTAGCATTTGAAACTTCTTTATTAGAGAGTGGTAGTGCAACTGCAGAAATTTCACCAAACTTAGGATTACAAATAAACACATCAGCATCCATTAGTGGAGGATTGAGTGTAGAAAAAAATATATACTCACCAATTATTAATGGTGGGCAAATTACTGGTTCACTTTATGGTGGGTACTATGGTGAAGGTGATGCAGTAGATAGGGATATTCTTATTTATGATGATGCTCGTTCTAAATATGTACCTGTACCTGAATCAACACCAACAATTGCTGAACCATTTACAAACGTAACTGAGGTAACTATTGTACACAACTTTGATGTTGAATATCCAATAGTACAGGTTTACGAAACTGGTTCAAATGGAATGATTATTCCACAAGCTATTGAACCTCTTAATAGTAACTCTATTAAAGTAACCTTTAGTGGATTGACAAGTGGACACGTTGTTGTTGGTAGTGGAGGTTCTAAAATAAGTGGAGCAGTTAGTGGAGATAATGTAATTGGAATTGTACCATCGGCATCTAGAGCAAGTTCAGCACTTATTGCGGATACTGCAACAAATGTTGCTGGATTAGATTCAGCATCTATTGCTTTACTTAATAATTTAGAAAACTTTGTATTAAACGAACAAACCGCATCTATGACGGTGTTGAGTTCATCGTTCGCTCTTACCGCATCATATGCATTAAACGCAGCTTCATCTGATTCATCTGGTGATATTAGTAGTGATATAACTGCTTCTATGAGTGTTGCAACCGCATCATACTCACATTACGCATTAACTGCTTCTTACGCATTAAATGCTGGAGAAGCTGGTGGGGGTGGAGATTTAACTTCGGCACAAACGGCATCGATGTATGTTTACTCATCATCTTTTTCCTCAATTGCAGAATTTGCTTTAAACGCTGGTGGTAGTGGAGCTGGATTCCCATTTGAGGGATATGCTGAACTAACTGGTAGTTTAGATATAAGTGGTAGTTTAATAATCACAGGTAGTACGTTTATACAAAACTTAGAAAGTGGTTCATCTGATTTCGTAGTAACATATAACGAAACAACTGGTAGATTAGAAAAAAGAGATATAGAAGCAGCGCAAGGTGCTGATGGTTCATCTGGTTCTTCTGGAACAAGCGGTACATCTGGTTCTTCTGGTTCTTCTGGAACATCTGGTTCTTCTGGAACTTCAGGTTCCAATGGAACTTCTGGTTCATCTGGGACTAGTGGTTCATCTGGGACAAGTGGAACTTCTGGAAGTAGTGGTACATCTGGGACAAGTGGAAGTAGTGGTACTTCTGGTTCTTCTGGTAGTAGTGGTTCAAGCGGAAGTAGTGGAAGTAGCGGAACTTCTGGAAGTAGTGGTACATCTGGGACAAGTGGTACATCTGGTACATCTGGTTCATCTGGAACATCAGGTTCGTCTGGTAGTAGTGGAAGTAGTGGAAGTAGTGGTTCATCTGGAACAACTGGTTCAGCTGGTTCTTCTGGTTCTTCTGGTTCTTCTGGTTCTTCTGGTAGTGGAGGAACATCAGGTTCGTCTGGTTCAAGCGGAAGTAGTGGAAGTAGTGGTTCTTCTGGGACAAGTGGTTCTTCTGGAAGTACTGGTTCAGCTGGTAGTAGTGGTACATCTGGTTCATCTGGTTCATCTGGTTCTTCTGGTACAACTGGTAGAGAGGGTGGTAGATTATATTCAGTAACCAACAATGGATTTGATTATGAATTCGATGGCTACGCTGGTACATTCCCAACATTAACATTAGTACGAGGTGAACTTTATTACTTTGATGTAAGTGGTGTTAGTTCTTCACATCCATTTGCTATACGATTGGAAACTGGTGTTACTGATGTAGTTGATGGTACTGATAATAATGATACTAATATAGGAAAGTATGGTACTGATGTATTAATAAAATATAGAGTTCCTGAGGATGCTCCAAATAGTATAGTTTATCAATGTGTTAATCATTCTTCAATGATTGGAACACTTAGTATTGTAAACAAACATGGTACATCTGGTACATCTGGTTCATCAGGAAGTAGTGGTTCATCTGGGACAAGTGGCTCTTCTGGAACATCTGGTTCATCTGGAACTTCTGGTTCTTCTGGAACGGCTGGTTCATCTGGAACTTCTGGTTCATCTGGAACGAGTGGAAGTAGTGGTACAACCGGTACAAGTGGAAGTAGTGGAAGTAGTGGAAGTAGTGGAACAGCCGGTTCGTCTGGTACATCTGGTACATCTGGTTCATCAGGAAGTAGTGGTACATCTGGTAGTAGTGGTTCTTCTGGGACATCTGGTTCTTCTGGTTCATCTGGGAGTAGTGGTACATCTGGTAGTAGTGGTTCATCTGGTTCATCTGGAAGTAGTGGCTCATCTGGGACAAGTGGTTCTTCTGGAAGTACTGGTTCAGCTGGTTCTTCTGGTTCGTCTGGTAGTGGGGGAACATCGGGTTCTTCTGGTTCTTCTGGTTCATCAGGTTCAAGCGGAACTTCTGGTAGTAGTGGTTTAAGTGGTACGGATGGTACATCTGGTTCGTCTGGTTCTTCTGGAAGTAGTGGATTGAGTGGTACATCTGGTACATCAGGTTCAAGTGGAACTTCTGGTACATCTGGGACAAGTGGAGATGCTGGTTCATCTGGTACATCTGGGACAAGTGGAACGAGTGGAAGTAGTGGAACGAGTGGAAGTAGTGGTACTTCTGGGACAAGTGGAAGTAGTGGTACTTCTGGTGAAGCTGGTTCATCTGGAACTTCTGGTTCTTCTGGGACAAGTGGAACTTCTGGAAGTAGTGGTACATCTGGAAGTAGTGGTTCTTCTGGAACATCTGGTACTTCTGGTTCAAATGGAACATCTGGTACATCTGGTTCTTCTGGTTCTTCTGGTACATCTGGTACATCTGGTTCTTCTGGTAGTAGTGGTTCATCTGGAACTTCAGGTTCAAATGGTACTTCTGGAACAAGCGGTAGTAGTGGTTCAACTGGTACTGATGGTACTTCTGGAACAAGCGGTAGTAGTGGTAGTAGTGGTTCAACTGGTACATCTGGTACTTCGGGTTCTTCTGGTTCATCTGGAACTTCTGGTTCAACTGGTACTGATGGTACTTCTGGAACAAGCGGTAGTAGTGGTTCATCTGGTTCTTCTGGAACGAGTGGAAGTAGTGGTTCTTCTGGAACGAGTGGAAGTAGTGGTTCTTCTGGGACAAGTGGAACATCAGGTTCGTCTGGACAAGATGGAACGTTATTCGGAAGTAGTGGTACATCTGGTACATCTGGTTCTTCTGGAAGTACTGGTTCAGCTGGTAGTAGTGGTACATCTGGTTCGTCTGGTTCTTCTGGAGTTGATGGAACCTTCTTTGGTTCATCTGGAACTTCTGGTACATCTGGTTCTTCTGGTTCTTCTGGTACATCTGGTTCTTCTGGTAGTAGTGGTACATCTGGTTCTTCTGGAGTTGATGGAACCTTCTTTGGTTCATCAGGTTCATCTGGAACATCTGGTTCTTCTGGATTGGGTACGGATGGTTCATCTGGTTCATCAGGTACTTCTGGAACTTCTGGTTCAAGCGGACAGGATGGAACATTCTTTGGAAGTAGTGGTACTTCAGGCGCAACTGGTACATCTGGTTCTACTGGTACGAGTGGGGAGAGTGGTTCTTCTGGAACTTCTGGTTCATCTGGAGCTGATGGAACTTTATTTGGAAGTAGTGGAACTTCTGGTACATCTGGTAGTAGTGGTTCTTCTGGAACTTCTGGTTCTTCTGGTTCATCTGGAACTTCTGGTTCATCTGGACAAGATGGAACATTCTTTGGTTCATCAGGTTCGTCTGGAACAAGTGGGAGTAGTGGTTCATCTGGTACGTCTGGTTTAGGTAGTAATGGTACATCTGGTATAAGTGGTACATCTGGACAAGATGGAACATTCTTTGGTAGTAGTGGTTCTTCTGGTATAAGTGGTACATCGGGTTCTTCTGGTTCTACTGGTACTGGTGGTAGTAGTGGTTCTTCTGGAACATCTGGAACATCTGGGCAAGATGGTACAATGTTTGGAAGTAGTGGTTCATCTGGGACATCTGGTTCATCTGGTTCTTCTGGAACATCTGGATTAGGGAGTAATGGAACATCTGGTGTTAGTGGAACATCTGGACAAGATGGAACATTATTCGGTAGTAGTGGTTCTTCTGGAACTGCTGGAATATCTGGTTCATCTGGTACATCTGGATTAGGAACCGATGGTTCTTCTGGTACTTCTGGAGTTGATGGAACATTCTTTGGTTCATCAGGTTCGTCTGGTACATCTGGTTCTTCTGGTAGTAGTGGAACTTCTGGAGAGGGTACATCTGGTTCGTCTGGTTCATCTGGACAAGATGGAACATTCTTTGGTTCATCCGGTTCTTCTGGAACGAGTGGAAGTAGTGGTTCTTCTGGAACGTCTGGATTGGGTAGTAGTGGTTCTTCTGGTACATCTGGGCAAGATGGAACATTATTCGGTAGTAGTGGTTCTTCTGGAGCAACTGGAACATCTGGTAGTAGTGGTTCTTCTGGAACTTCTGGAGAGGGAACATCTGGTACTTCTGGTTCTTCTGGACAGGATGGTACATTATTTGGTAGTAGTGGTTCTTCTGGAACATCTGGTGAAAGTGGTTCTTCTGGAACTTCTGGATTGGGAAGTTCTGGTACGTCTGGTTCATCTGGATTGGATGGTACAATGTTTGGAAGTAGTGGTTCTTCTGGAGTAAACGGAACATCTGGTTCAACTGGTGTTAATGGTTCAAATGGTACATCAGCAGAAGGTTCAAATGGAACATCTGGGGCCTCTGGAACAAGTGGTGTTGATGGTACAATGTTTGGAAGCAGTGGTTCTTCTGGAGCAAACGGAACATCTGGAAGTAGTGGTTCTTCTGGTACATCAGCAGAAGGTTCAAATGGAACATCTGGGGCTACTGGAACATCTGGATTAGATGGAACTTTATTTGGTTCGTCTGGTTCGTCTGGTACTAGTGGTGATAGTGGTTCATCGGGTACTTCAGCTGGTGGTTCTAATGGTAGTAGTGGTACATCTGGATTAGATGGAACATTATTCGGTTCATCTGGTTCATCAGGTGTAAGTGGAACTTCAGGTTCTTCTGGTTCTTCTGGTACTTCTGGTAGTAGTGGTTCTTCTGGTGAATCAATATTTTTAAATGGTATTACTGATGATGGTGTAGTTCGCTGGGATAATACAAATACATATCAATACGTTGATACTGATTTAGTTTACGATGGTTCTGAATTGAGTTTAACTGGTAACCTTACTGCAACTGGTAATGTATCTGGAGTTAACTTAATAGCAAGTGGTGAAGTTAGTGGTTCTACATCAATCTATACTAAAAACTTTGTTGAACTTTATTCAACATTGGGAACTGGTGGTAGTACATCAATTGATTTAACATCAGCAAATAATTTTGAATATACTGTAAACGCAACTTCTACAATAGCATTCACAAACTCACCAACGGCTCCAAAAGCATTTGGATTTACATTGGTATTAAACAATGGTGGTTCACAGGCGATAACGTGGCCAACTGGTACATTATGGGCAGGTGGAATTGCACCGGCATTAACTGCTAGTGGAACGGATATCTTGGTATTCTATACTTATGATGGAGGGGTAAGTTATTACGGATTCCTAACGGCAGTAAATTTAAGTTAAAAGGGTAATAGTTATGAATTATGAGTATAGCAAGGAGATTAATAGCATCATCAGGAGGAGGAGAAGTGGAACCATTTAAATTTCAACTAACAGTATCCGCTGGTCAAACCTATGGATTACCATTATTCTCAGTAGCTGGTACTCAACCTAACATTATAGTAGATTGGGGTGATAGTTCTGAAAGTACTGTAACAGATGTAAATGATGCAAATCGCTTTCATACATATACATCTGGTGGAACTTATACAGTTTCAATCATCGGTTCATTACCTGGATTTAGAGTAGATAACGATACCTATAAATTATTATATAGTGCAATATTGGAATGGGGTAATGTTGGACTTCGTAGTTTAAATTTCTACGGATGTGTAAACATAACATCAATACCATCTGCAACGAATGGATTAAGTAGGGTAACTCAATGGAACAATACATTTAGAGGTACAAGTATAACATCGATACCATCTGGTTTATTTGCTTTTTCAACATCTGCATATGAATTTGTGGATACTTTCTCATTTACAAAGATAACATCAGTTCCTAACAATTTATTTGATAATAATACGGGTGTATCTTCATTTGCATCTACATTCAATGCATGTACATCTTTAATAAGTGTACCAAATGAGTTGTTTAGATATAATACAACTGTAATTAACTTTTCATCAACATTCAGAAACAATAGAGCATTAACAAATATACCAACATTTCAGTATAATACAAATGTTAGTATCTTTTTGAATATATTTAATATGTCATCGACTAATAATGGTTCCTCAAATTGGGGAACTGTTGAAGCATTATGGAGTAGAAACCCTGAACCTTTAGGTGTAAACGCATTTAACAATTGTACTGGGGTAACGAATTACAATGCAATACCTATAAATTGGAAATAATTATGTATTTAAAGATAGACAACGAAAATATAATATATCCATATACAATTAGTGATTTAAAAGCTGAAAATAGTAATATAAGCTTCCCTGCATCACTTACCAATGATTCTTTGGAAGATTTTAACGTATATCCAGTCACTTCAATAGATTGTGGTAGTGATTATACAAAAAACTACGAAGAGGATACTCCGATACTATCTGGTTCGGTGTATATCCAAGTTTGGAACGAAACAAACGCTTCAGATGAGGAAATTTCAACAAAAGTTGAAGAAAAATGGGGTGAAGTTAGAGATTTAAGAGATACTTTACTTACACAATCGGATTGGACTCAATTCCAAGACTCACCCATAACAGGCTCTTCATTAACTGATTGGCAAACTTATAGACAATCATTAAGAGATATAACATCAGACGATAATCCATTTTCTTTAAGCTGGCCTGCTCGACCTTAGAAGGTAAAAGATAAATACTTTATATTTATATCTAAATAGAATAGATTTAAAGTAATATGAGAATAGACTCACCAAGTTTTTCGGGTTCAATTAACCAAGCACCATCGGCCTACGCTGATTTGAGTGGTTCATTTACTGGTTCCTTTACTGGAAGTTTTAAGGGTGATATATCAGTAGATACTGCTGAATTTACTAACCTAAGTGTAAAGGATTCCATTCAATTGGGATATGAGAAAGATGATACTACTGAATTTGTATTAGTATCAAGCGGTTCAATTGCTCTTTCTGGTTCAATCGAACTTCAAGGAGGTTCATATAATGTGGATGGGGTAAGTGTGTTAGATTCAGCAATCGCATTCGCAATAGCATTAGGATAAAATATAAAATATGGCAAATACATTTAAAAATAGTATAGTAGGACCTGCTGGAACCAGTGGGTTATCAGTTTACGCATGTCCATCGGCAACATCTGCAACTGTGATTGGTGTAAATGTGGCTAATATTGTATCACAAAACATCGAAGTTGATGTTGAGATAACTGATAATTCAGCCGGAGTGACAAAATATTTAGTAAAGGGGGCAACACTTCCACAAGGTTCATCAACTATTTTAGTTGGTGGAGAGCAAAAAGTAGTATTAGAAGCAAATGATTCTATTACTGTAACATCTTCTGTGAATTCATCAGTAGATGTTGTAGTATCAGTATTAGAAATTACATAAAGATAACGGTTAATGAAATACACAGGTAAGAATCCAAACGGATTAAATCAAATCAGTCAAAGTTTACTATCTTTAGATGTAAATGGGGTAGAGCAGATAACAGTATCAACTGATTCGGTTATTATTAACACCGAATTATCAGTTGATAAAGGTATTTCTGCCGTTTCATATACTGGTTCGGTATTTAGTGGAAGTGAGGTGGTTACATCCACACTTACTGCAGATGGTATCGTTGTAGGTACGATAGATGGTACAATTATTAGTGGTACTGAATTTAGTGGCTCATTTAGTGGGTCTTTTGAAGGTGACGGAAATTCTATAACCAATATACCTACATCAGCATTGGTTGGTGATATCAATAGAATTGCTGAAGGTGATTCTAACGCAACTATAACTGATGATAAACTTTCAATAAATGTTGATACTGATATAACTGGTTCAGTATTAGTAACAAACACACTTTCAGCATCTTTTGTAGAAGGTGATGGTAGTAGGTTGTTTAATATATCAGCTGATTCGGTTGGTGATATTAATAGATTACAATCTGGTTCCGCAACAGCTATAATCTCTCCTAATGAAGGTTTAGTTACCAATGTAGGAATTGTAACTCAAAAGTATTTGGGTGTGTCTGGTTCTGCTAATATAGCTGGAGATTTAGATGTAGAAGGTACCGCAACAATTCAAAACTTAAATGTTGAGGGAATAATTACAACAACTGAGTTAAAGGCAACTTACATTTCATCATCAATAATTTACGCAACTGGTTCAAACAAATTTGGAGATGATTCTTCAGCTGTTCAAGAGTTTACTGGTTCGGTTAGAATAAAAGATACAATACAAATACCAACATATTCATCTGATCCTGAATCTGGTAGAGTTGGTGAAATATATTACAACGATACTGATACTAACATATATCGATATACAGGTACCGAATGGTTAGAGGCAGCTGGAACGGCTGGTTCTTCTGGTACATCTGGAACATCTGGTACTTCTGGTACTTCTGGTACATCTGGAACATCTGGTACTTCTGGTTCTTCTGGAACATCTGGTGAAGATGGTACTGATGGAAGTGGTGGTACTTCTGGTACTTCTGGTACTTCTGGTACTTCTGGAACAACTGGTACCGCTGGTACATCTGGTTCTGGAGGTACATCAGGAACGTCTGGTACATCTGGAACATCTGGTTCTGGTGGTACTTCTGGTACTTCTGGAAGTAGTGGTACAAGTGGTACATCTGGTTCTTCTGGTGAAGATGGTACTGATGGAAGTGGGGGTACTTCTGGTACTTCTGGAACATCTGGAACTTCTGGTACATCTGGTTCTTCTGGTACAAAGGGAACTGCTGGTAGTGGAGGAACATCTGGTTCATCTGGATTTGGTTCTTCTGGTACAAGTGGTAGTGGTGGAACTGCTGGAACTGGTGGTAGTGGTGGTACTTCTGGTACTTCTGGAACTTCTGGAACATCAGGAACTTCTGGTACTTCTGGAATATCTGGTACTGGTGGAACATCTGGGACATCTGGGACAAGTGGAACATCTGGGACAAGTGGAACAAACGGAACTGCTGGAACTGGTGGTAGTGGGGGAACTTCTGGAACTTCTGGAACATCAGGAACTTCTGGTACATCTGGTTCATCTGGATTGGATGGAGCTACTGGAACTGGTGGAGCTACTGGTACATCTGGGACAAGTGGAACATCTGGGACAAGTGGAACTTCTGGGACATCTGGAACAAGCGGTACTTCTGGAACATCTGGAACTAACGCAACGGCTGGTTCTGGTGGAACGGCAGGTACTGCTGGAACTTCTGGAACTTCTGGAACTTCTGGTTCTTCTGGAACAAGCGGTGTTGATGGAACATCTGGGACAAGTGGAACATCTGGAACTTCAGGAACTAACGGAACTGCTGGAACTGGTGGTACAAATGGAACTGCTGGAACTGGTGGTACAAATGGAACTGCTGGAACTGGTGGAACTTCGGGAACAAACGGAACCGCTGGAACTGCTGGAACTGGTGGTACAAATGGAACTGCTGGAACTGGAGGTACATCTGGTACAAATGGAACTGCTGGAACTGCTGGAACTGGTGGAACAAACGGAACTGCTGGAACTGGAGGTACATCTGGTACAAATGGAACTGCTGGTACTGGAGGTACATCCGGAGCATTAGCATTAACTGGTACTACTAACAATGGTTTACTTACCTATGATGGTGCTGGGGCAAACGTTGAGAGTAATCTTACTTTTGATGGAACAACATTAAACTTATCTGGTAACTTAAATGTTACTGGTACACAAACAACTGTCAATACTGAAATAATTCAATTGGCAGATAATATTATAACTCTTAATTCAAACTTTACAACTGGTACTCCATCGGAGAATGCAGGTATTGAAGTATTAAGAGGTACATCAGCAACAAAATCATTTTATTGGAAAGAATCATCAGATAGATGGTATTCAGATTCAAGCTTTCAAGCAAACGGAGATATATATGGTAATCGTATAAATACTGGACAAGGACTTACTGAGGTTTACAATATGAACCAAAACGTTCGTTCAACTGATTCACCTACATTTGATAATTTAACAATTGGTGATAGTGGTAACACTGGAACATCACTAAACATTATAGCAACAAATACTGCTGGTTCTCCTGCAGCAACCGCTATGATTAATATGAGTGGTTATGAAGGTAGAGCAATTGGTACTATGTTTACTGATGTATCTTATAGTGGTAGAGAATGGTTTGCTGGTTTACGATATAGTGGTGGATTCACAAATTACCAAATTGGATACGATTTAACTGGTGGACAAGCTGAATACGCAACGAACTCAATGCTTACCATAAACGATAGTGGAAACGCATTTTTCAAAGGGTATGTATCAGCTACGAGTTTTAGACCAACTAACATAGTAACTAATAGAATTGTTAAATTCGATGGAACTGATTTAGATGACTCTATAATGAGTGATGATGGTTCTACTGTAACTCTAAGTGGTGATTTAACTGTAACTGGTACCATTGATGGAAATATAAGTGGTACTGCTAATGATGCAAATAGATTAGTTAGGGAAGATAATAGAATAATTTCACCATCAGAACTTTCTGCTGGTAGATTAAAATTTGGTTTCACATCTTGGGGAAATAGTAACTCAGCCCCATACGCTGATTTCTTACACTTACGTTCGTACACCGATTCATCTGGTGGTTCGGATAACTTAGTGATGTTTAAGAAGAGTGGTATTGGAATGAGAATTTGGCAACAAACTTGGGGTTCTGCAACTGCTTACTCATCTTATGTAGATGTATTGGATAGTTCAAACTCACCATACGCTTACGTAATGAACCAAAATGTTCGTACAACTGATTCACCTAGATTCGCAAGAGTTAATATAGATAATACAAATAATTATATAGATACGATTTCTAACTACCTATCATTTAAATCAGGTGGTAACGAAATGACATTTGGTGGTTCAACATCAATGTATATTAACTATCGTGCAGCACTTGGTGGAACACCAACTCATTGGATTTGGAATGCTGGTTCATCATCTTCATTTGCAAGATTTAGTTTAGGTAGGTTAGATGCTGATAGTTTATATGATAGAAATGATACTGGATATTACACAAACCCAGCATCAACATCAAATCAAAGTGCATTACAATTACAAAGTTCTGAACCATTAAGATTCGGAACAACATCAACGGCATTATTCCACCATTATAGTAATTCTACTCCAGTTGCATTTGCAATGAGAAAGGGTGGAACTTCATTTGCAGATGGTTCAACATTTGGTGTATTGAATTTACAAAGAACAAATCATACAAATGGTGATACTAACGCTGGTGCATCTCTATTCTTTGAATTAAAAGATAGTGGTGGTACATTAAGAGAATATGCTGGTATTACTGGTAGAAAAACAACTGCTGGGGCAAGTGGAGGCCAATTAGATTTCCATAACTATGGTAGAAATGTTGTAGCTAGTATGAATAGTGATTATTTCTATCATACTTCAGATGTTAGAACACCAATATTCTACGATTCTGATAATACTAATTATTACGTAAACCCTAACGCAACATCAAACTTATATAGAGTTGATATCAACAATCAGTTAAGAATGAACTCTGGTACAGCAATATATTTATACACAGCTGCTGGTAACCAAAGAGGGATGATTCAAGCAACTGATACGAATGATAATCATTTAATCATAGCAACATCTGGTGGTGAAGATATTTCATTTAAAGATGGTGGATTAGGTGGTACAACTAACTTTTTGATTAGAGGTGATGGTGATACTATAACTACACGAAATAATTACGCAACTAGATTTTATTCAGCAGGACAATCAACATATTACGTAGACCCAGATGGAACGACAAATATAAACAACTTAATTATAAATGGAACTATATCTGGTATAACGGCATTAGAAATAGATGCAACTCCATATAATGATATTCGTTCATTAGGGACTAGAGCATTTACCAATGGTTCAAATCCAAATATAACAACTGCTCAAGTAATTTCCGAAATGGAAAGTGATGGGGCATTTGACTCATATAGTTCAGTATTTAAAACTTCTTGGAGTTATGCTGGGAATTACAATTTAACTGATGCTGGTAGGTTTACTGAAACTGCTGGTTCTTCTTGGATAACTTGGACTGATAATTCATCCGATTCAGCAAGAGGAAACATTACTACATTAGCAATCGCACCAAATTCAGGTGGTTCTGCTGGAAAAGTATTCATATATAATGACCAAGGTAGTGGTTATTCACCAGGTTGGAGAGAAGTATGGACTTCTACTTCAGACGGAGCTGGTTCTGGATTGGATGCTGACTTATGGGATGGGAATCAATTCGCATCTTATTTAAATCAAGCAGTAAGAACTAATGATAGACCTACCTTTTTAGGATTAACCATATCTGATAATATATATCATACTAGTGATAGTAACACTTATATGGGATTCCATGCGAATGACCAATGGAGAGTTGTAACTGCTGGTGGTGAACGATTGGAAGTTAACAATAGTGGAATTCAGGTACAAGGTAGTGTATATCTTAACAATACAAATACTAGGCTTGTAGAAGGTGGTGGTAACGCATTAAGAATAGAAACAAATACTGGATACATTGATATAGGTTCAATGAATACTGGTTGGATTCACTTTCAAGGAAATAGAGATTATTACTTTAATCGCCAAACTGTTTTTGATGCAAATATACGACCTTATGCAAATAACAATAGACTTTTAGGAACATCAGCTCAACGATGGTCTAACGTTTACGCTCAACTTGGAAACTTTGCTGGAAATCTTGATGCAGGTACATTTAGAGATAGAGATAATACCGCATACTATGTAAACCCAGCAAGTACATCTAGAATTAATAATTTAGATGTTATATCTAAACGAACCGATTTTTCTGCATCAAGTGGATGGGATGCAATTGGGTTTGGTAACGCGACTAATCTACATATGAACGGCCACAATCAATTTTGGTTTGGAGCTGGAAATGGTACTTGGTTTACTGGAACCGCTAATTCAAAATCCCAAGCTTCTGGTTTAGCAGCAGATGCCTCAAACGCACATGATTTACTAATTTCTACAATGCAAGGTACTTCATCTAATGATAGAGGTATCACATTCGCAGTTGATACTAGTGGAGCTGGAACCGGTGGATGGAGATTAGGTAAATGGCATAGTGGTAATAGTAGAGCAGCTTCTCTATTAGCTATCGATGGTACATTGGTTGCTAAAGGTGGTAATACGGATGAGTATGATTATTATGGAAATGATTATTCATCATACTATAATGATGGTCAACCTAATTGGGCTGGTGATTCTGGTGCGGGATGGCACAAACCATCAATAGTAGCATCTTCTGCAATTCAGATTCAATCTGGAAACGGAGGAGCGAATTCAAGAAAACCTCAAATACAATTTCATCAGTATGGATATGGTGGACCTGCAATAGAGTATGATGGACCTAATAAGAAGTTACAAATCGGAATGATTGGTACATCAACCGCAAATAGGTTTAATACATTTGCATTAAAATTTGGTGGAAATGAGGCTTTTGTAGTTAATACTGATTACGCTTCACACAATTCAGATTTTAGAGCACCTATATTCTATGATACAAATGATACAAATTATTTCGGAAACTTCGCTGGAGTTTCTAGAATTAATCAAGCACAATTAACTTATTTAGGCGTAGGTACCGCAGCAAACACAACTGGTGGATATCGAATTAATATGGGTGGTTCTATTGATATGAACAATAACTCTATTGATTATGTAACTCAGTTACACTTCCAAGATAATGTTAGATTCTACGATGAAGGTAATGATTCATACTTAAACTTTAAGTATGGTGATTCTAATGCTGGTGGTATTAAGTTCTATAATGGTGGTGGTACTAGAAAAGGGTATATATACGCTGATAGTAGTGGATTTGGTTTATTAGATAATGATGGAAGTTGGGCACTAAGAACACAAACTGGTAATAATCCATTAGAACTAAGAACTAACAACAATGTTGAGTTCCAAGTTTATACTTCATATACTTTATCTCCAGGTTCATCAAGAGCACCAATTTTCTATGATTCTGATAATACTGGATATTACTTAAATCCAAATGGTACTTCAAATTTAAACGGATTGACTGTTGGTTCTATGACTGTTGGTTCTATGACTGTTGATGGGTACGATGTAATTACTGGTGGAAATTTACCAGATTACACTGCCAATATTGAAAATGGTTCGTTTTATAATATTACGGACCGAATGAATTCTGCAGAAGTAAGAAAACAACTTGGTAACACATCATCTAAAATAGAAAAAATAGATGATAACACAGCACCAGCTGAAGGAGCTTTTAAAGTTACTGGTTATTTAGGATTTAATGATGCACGATTTATTAAGATTGATAAAGAATCTGAATATACTTTTGAAGTTTGGATTAAAGTAATTGATGGTGGTGATACTAACCAACGATTATATATGGGCTGGGAAATGTATGATAGAAATAAATCATCATATGGTAACTCACAAAGATATTGGGGTTCTGGTGGAACTCAATTTGATACTAACACTAACACAAATGGTTGGTATAAAGTATCCGGTCGAATCAAAGGTTCAGGTTTTAAAGCTGATGCTCAATATGGAAAAGTTGTACTTCTTTTTAACTATTCATCAAATGTGGGTGTAACTCATTATTGTGGATTAAAACTTTACAAATCAGAACAAAGTGTTAGTAAATTAAGATTTCATGGTACAGGTGATGGTAATTCTACATATGTTCATAACTTAACTGACCAAAGATATCCATCTATTGAAGGTGATGCAAACAAACAAATAATGATTCGGAATTCTTCCGGATGGACTAAGATTGGTGCATTAAATACATCTTACACATATTACTATACCGATAGACCATCAAATTATTTTGATAAAAGAATAGAAACTGGTGGTGATATGAGAGCACCAATATTCTACGATAGAAATAATACTGGAACTTATATAGACCCTAATACAACTGGAATATCTCTCCAAGCATTAGGTCAAATAAGAACCACTAGAGCAGATGGATTTAGAGTTGATAGTTCATCATATGCTAGAATAGATTTAGATTCTAATAATAATTGGTCTTATATAAGATTGCAAGATAATGGGGCAGTTTCTTGGGATATTGCATCATACAATGGTGGTATCTTAGAACTAAGACCAGGTGGTGGTGGTTCAAATAGAACTTATTTCGATAGTAGTGGTAATTCATTCTCCCAAGGTTCCAAAAGAGCACCAATTTTCTATGATTTAAATGATACTGGGTTTTATCTAAATCCAGCAAGTACATCAAAGTTCAACGTTCTAAACACATATTCATATCAAGGTAATGGTAATGTGGGGGGAACTGGTTCGGCATCTTGGCATCCATCTGGTATCTACTCAGCTGGTTACAACTGGTTGTATGGTGGTATCAATGGTGGTGGTGGTTCTGCTACAAACTTTGGTGATGTAAGGGCAACTATATTCTACGATTATAATGATACTGGTTATTATGTAGACCCTAACTCAACTTCACAATCTGCAAGATTTAGAGGAAAAGTGGTAATTGGTCCTAATACTACTTGGGGTGATTATATTCAAATTGGTGGTAATGGTAGAGAGTTTACAAACAACGCTTCATATGCATCAGTAGTAACTACTAATGGTAACTTACATATCGATGCTGGTTCCGGAATGGGTACTTATATAAACTATTATGATGGTAGTAATATCCGATTTGGTAATGGAGGAAACTCAGTTCATAGTAGATGGAGTTCAAATGGAAACTTATATGTAGGTTCTGATGGTGATGGTGGTTATAAGTTAAGGGTTAATGGCCAGCTGTATGTAAATACGGATATCCGAACTCCTATATTATATGATGCAAATAACACAGGTTATTATGCAAATATGGCATCTACATCTATCTTTAATGATTTAAGAGCAGATATATTCTACGATAAAGATAACACATCATATTATGTTAGACCAGGTTCTACTTCATATTTAAATGATTTAAGACCAAACATAATATATGATAGAAATAATACAAACTATTATTTAGATGCAGCAAGTACTTCTCGTACTAATTTTGTTAGAATTAATAACTTATATGATGAGCAAGAAAGAAGATTTACTTCTCCATCTGGTGGTTCATCTACGGGTAATGCAGGTACAACAACGGGCGCAATTAGAATATATTTTCCTACAAATAGAAGAAGGTCTAATACGATGCACCGATTTAGAGTTGTACTCTACGAATATAGTACTGGTAAAAGTAGTAGTTGGGAGATTGGTGGATATAACTATTCAAATGGCCAAATGTATAATGTATTCGCTACTCAGTTAACTGATTCAGGTAAGACTGCGCAAGTTGTTCGTTGGGGTGATGATGGTAGTAGAAACTGGGTGACAATTGGTGAAGCATCTCAAACTTGGAGTTACCCACAAGTCAATATTACGGATTTACAAACTGGTCATAGTGGATATTCTACTAACTGGGGGAATGGTTGGGTAGTAAACTTTGGTAGTATTCCTGGTGGACAATCTACTTCAAGACCGGCATCTTTAGTTCTTACCTCTAATAATGCAAGCAGTTATAGTGGTGATTTATACGCAAATCGTTTCTACGATAAAGGTAACACAGCTTATTACTTAGACCCTGCATCTACTTCATATTTAAATGATTTAAGAAGTAACATATACTATGATAGAAATAATACTGGGTATTACATACACGCTGATAGTACTTCTAGATTAAGCCAATTAGAAATTATTGGTAGAACTGTAATTGGTGGTAGATTTGATTACAATGCATACAATCAAGTTGGTACTACGAGATTACACTTCGGTGGTGGAAATTCAGATGCAAATAGTAATTACTATATTGGTACAAACTTAAATAATTATGGTGGTAATTACACAAAATTAGATTTAAGATGGCATACTGGTATCCGTATGGGTGCACAACCTGGTTATGGTGGAATTCGATTCTATGATACTGAAGATTTAGGTACTGAAATATTTGCAATTGGTAAAAGTTCAAATTTTGCACAAGCTGCTTATAGTGTAAGAGCACCTGTTTTCTATGATTCAAATGATACTGGTTATTATACTGACCCTAACTCATTTACTAGATTAAATAGATTACAAATAAACGCACGAAATGATAATTATTATGTTGGTACTGTAAACTCAACTAATAATCAAAGTAATTGGCAGAATTTAACAAACGTAAACGGACAATTTACAGTTACTCAGTATAACGCTATTCAGAATTATTCAAATTCACCGGGTAGTTCAGTTTATACATATGGGTCTGTAATAAGTACGAGAACCGCTAACCATTCTTTCCAATTGTATTCTGCGCATACTGGTGATTTAGCATACAAAACACAATGGAACAATGATAATTACTCTGGGTGGTTAACACCAGTAGTTTATGGTAGAAATAGTGGTTCGACTAGTGGTCATACTATATATGGAAGTACATATTATGATCGTGATAGTACTGGTTACTATACAAACCCTGCCTCTACATCTAATATGAACACTATCCAAATTACTGGTGGTGGTACTCTTAGATTTATGGATTATGGTTTAGGTGTAACTGGAACATATACATCTACTAGATTACAAACCATATTTAATATGGATGACCAATATTCGATATCGGATAATGGAGCAGCTACTAATAACGCTTACGGGTTATATTGGTCACATCCAAACGCTGGTGGATTGGGTGGAGCAAACAACTTGAATGATCATGGTTTAGTAATAATCAATAATGGTACGTTTAGAGCAGCAATATCAAGTAGAGCAGTATTTAGTAATGAAGTTAGAGGAACATTATTCAGAGATTATAATGATACTGGGTATTATGTAGACCCTGCATCAACTTCTAGATTAAAAAATCTTAGAATAGAAGCTGGGCATGGTGATACTCGATTACAATTATTTTATAATCAAGGAAATCCTATATACGATTCACATTTAACACTTTGGGCATCTGAACCTGGTATTACTTATGATAACTCTGGTATTGGTGGTAATGTTAACTTTAGTGGACAATATTATGGTAGACAAAGTAATAGTAACCCATATGGTGCATATACGAGATTCGATGTAAATTCAGGACATGTAGAAGCATGGACAACCACAGGTTCTGCTGGTTCTGCTGGAGGACAAGGTACTCGTCAATGGTATGTAAATCAAGCTGGTAACGTATATGCAAGGTCATCATCAAGAGCACCAATTTTCTACGATTCAAATAATACTGGATACTACTTAAACCCGGCATCTACATCTATTTTGAATGATATTAGAGTTGATATAATGTATGATAAAGATAATACATCATATTATGCTAGACCTGGTTCAACTTCTATATTTAACGATTTAAGAGCTAATATATTTTACTCTCGTAGTAATACTGGATATTATTCAGATCCGGAATCTACATCAAACTTCAATGTTTTAAGAGCTAAAACGTTTAGAAATGATGGTGGTGCATCATCGGATGATGGATTTGGTATATATTGGGACAGTGGTGCATCACAAGCTTACGCAATCTTTAGAGAAGGTGGTGGATGGAGTTATCCATATCCTGATTTAAGAATTGCATTCCATACTGGTATTAAATTTGGAGCAAATTCATCTTATCAAGGGATGCGTTTCTACAATGATTACAATATGGCAACTCAAGTAATGTCTGTTAACAATGGTTCAGACCCACTTGGAGGAAATAATGTATATGTAAATAACTCATTACAAGCTGGTTCTTCATTAAGAGCACCAATCTTTTACGATTCGAATAATACTGGATATTACTTAAACGCTGCTTCAGACTCTACTTTTAATACTTTGAGAATGAACGGAAGTATATTCTTAAATACTCGTTCTGGTACGGTAGCAACTAACTATGGTTATGGTAACTATGGTGTATATACTTCTACTAGATATCAATTATTATGGTCAATGGGTACTTCATACAATTTACCGAATGGTGGTGAAAACACTGGTAACTTATATGGTGTAGCTTGGTCACATCCAAATGCTGGAGGTGCGGCATCTAACCTTGATACTCATGGTATGATAGTTCTTGTAAATGGTGGATTTGCTTCATCTATTTCGAGACGAATTGTAGCATCATCTGATGTTAGGGGAACACGTTTCTACGATTACAATAATACTGGTTATTATTTAGACCCTGCATCTACATCACAATTGAATCAAATAGATGTAAATGGAAATATCCGACATAGGGGTGATACTAACACTTATTACGGATTCCATGCGGCTGACCAATGGAGAGTTGTAACTGGTGGTACTGAAAGATTTGAGGTGAATAACGCTCAAATCTATATGACTAGAGAATTGAGATGTACGCAAGATGTTATCGCATTCTATTCTGATGAAAGATTAAAAGAGAAACTTGGTAAGATTGAATCTCCATTAGATAAGATTTCTAAGTTAGAGGCATTCTACTATGTAAACAATGATTTAGCAAAAGAAAAAGGATTTGATGATGATAAGAAACAAATAGGTTTATCAGCTCAGCAAGTAAAAGAGGTAATGCCTGAGGTTGTTCATTCAGCACCATTCGATACTGATTTTACTGAGGATGGTGAAATGTTCTCTACATCTGGTGAAGATTACTTAACTCTTAAATACGATAGATTAGTTCCATTATTAGTTGAAGGTATTAAAGAACAAACTGAAATTGTGAAATCTCAACAAAGAGAAATAGATGAATTGAAGGAAATGGTAAAACTTTTACTAAATAAATAAAAAAAAACACCTATGACTATAACCAATTTACTCTTTTGAGTTTTTTGGTTATATTTATAGTTGTATTTGGTATAAAATCAAAATAAACTTATTGGAGAAATAAAAATATGGCAGAAAGAATTGTATCACCTGGAGTATTTACGAGAGAAAACGATTTATCGTTCTTGGCTCAAGGTATCGGAGAGATTGGAGCAGCATTTGTAGGACCTTTTAAACAAGGACCAGCATTCGTTCCAACAATTATTAGAACTCAATCAGAATTTGAGGATAAATTTGGTAAACCAGACGGAACTTACTACACAGAATATGCAGTACAAAACTATCTTAGAGAAGCTGGTACTGTAACAGTTGTAAGAGTAATGAGTGAAGGTGGATATACACAAACAACACCTATTGGTTTAGTTGTTAGTGGTTCATTGATTTCATCTATTCATTCAACCAACGCTGGTGATGAAGAAGTTGGATTTGGAGCATTTACTGTAAATAGTGGAACGGCATCTGGTTCGTTTGTGGTTAGTGGAAGTGGTATCGGAAACGTATCATCATCATTAAAACCATCAGACACTAATGATGTTAGTGATGTATTTGGTGAATCACCATTTGGTTCAAAGGATGGATATGTATATTCTTACTTTGAGAATGTAGCAACATCAGCTGATTATTCAGGTGGAGTATCTGCGGTAGTATTACCATCGCAAGTATTTGGAGGCGCTTCAGCAGCATCTACACCATTTGTAAAATCACAATTAATTTCTGGTGAAAGAAGTGAATTATTTAAGTTCCATACTTTAGGGCATGGTACTAATGAAAATAAAAGATTTAAAGTATCTATCTCAAACGTAAAAGCAGCCGGAGAAGATGGTGGAACTGATTACTCATCGTTCTCAGTAACTATTAGAGGATTTGCTGATACTGATAAGAGAAAAGTTGTATTAGAATCATTTAATAACGTAAACTTAGACCCATCATCACCTAATTTCATCGCAAGAAGAATTGGTGATATGTATAGAACAATTGATTCTAATGGTAAGGTTACCGATAATGGTGATTGGTTAAATAACTCTAAATACCTAAGAGTAGAAGTTAAAGCAGATGGTTCATACCCTGTTTCAGCAGCACCTTTCGGACATGGAGCTTATTCTAACCCTATTAAAGCTACGGATGCAACTATTATACCTGCAGCTGTTTACCAAACTGGTTCATCAGCTAATACGGCTGGTTCATCAGCAAAATATGCTGGTTTCGATTTCGAAACCATTGGTGTAAAAGGAGATAACGCTCATTATTTGAACGCAATCCCAACAACATCTGGAGTTGGTAACAACGTAGATTTCGGATTTGATTCTCAACTATCTTATGTAATGAGTGGTTCAGATTCTTCTGATATGGTTAAGAGACAGTTTACTTTAGGATTCCAAGAAGGTTTTGATGGAAAATCTCCATCTATTCCAAATAACTTAGGAGCAGATATAAATGGAGCTAACACTCAAGGGTTTGATTGTTCAACTTCAGTATCAGCTGGTTCAGTAGGATACATTAAAGCATTGAACGCTATTTCAAATGTGGATGAATATGATATCAATATGTTGGTAACACCAGGTATTGTTAGAAAATTCCACCCATCAGTAACTACAAAAGCAATTGATGTTTGTGAAGCTCGTTCTGATGCATTTTACATCGCTGATTTCAACGGAGTTAGTGATACTATAAGTGAAGCAACTACTCAATCATCGGCAGTAGATACAAACTACGCAGCATCTTATTACCCTTGGGTTAAGACTGTTGATAGTAATACTAACAAACTAATTTCAGTTCCACCATCAGTATTGATGCCGGCTGTATTCGCAGCGAATGACGCTA